ATATTTTCTATAATTATTTCAGCACCAACTATATCATTTTGATAAAGTGGTATCCAAACAAGACCGTCTTTTTTCACGAATTTATCGGTAATAGCATATTTATTTAATATTTTCATCATTTCTATATTTTTTTTATCTACTTTTAGTTGTGTCCAAGACTTTTTAAGATTTAATCCTATAGAAGATATTTTCATTAATTCATTCTCATAATTCTGTGATAATGAAGCAGGGGTCATTATTACAATTTTCTTACGATTTATATATCCCTCCGCAGCAGCTATAGATGCTGCAGACTTTCCAGATCCCAATTCATGATATAATAGTATTCCTCTATAAGGACTATCAAACTGCATATAATCACGTATTATTCTTTGTTGTGGAAATAAAGAAAGTTGTTTTATATTTACATCACAAGATTGTTCAAAGTCGGAGTGATACTTTGATGGGTGAAAAGTTTTATAAGTTTGTTTGTTATACCCAATTCTATTAGGGAGTATCCAATTTTCAGGTTTTGTTTCAATATCCATATCCTTCTAATATAATAATTCAAATAAAAAAAATAATAATTGTATATTGTATATAGTAAAAAATAATGATAAATGTTAATAAATTATTAGATAAATGCGAGGCAATGACTTTATTATGTACAAAATCTTCAACACATTGGAGTTTAATAAAGTTTTGTTTTAATATTCCATTAGTATTAACAAGTTCGGCTATGTGTATAATTAATAGCATTAGTGCGAGAGCAAGTGATGTAAAAATACCAAATATAGTAGTTAATGCACTAAGTGTTCTTATTATGTCATTAGCGAGTAGCGTAAAAGCAAGCGAGAAGTTTGAGAGTTTTAAAAAACTATCACAACAATTTATGGTTCTTTCGCAAGAACTAGAATCTTTTGATGGTTTAATTACTAAAGAACAATATAGTATTATTAGTTTAAAATACGATAACTTGATACAAGACTGTATGTTTGAAGAAATTCCTTATAGATATAAATTACAAGTTGCAAATTGTTTTACAGATGCAGAGAGATATATACCAATACAACTTAATGGTATTATTGGCAATTCTATTGTTAAAAGAACAAGTAAAATATTTTTAACTAGACAGTCAGACGCAGGAATATCTGATATTGTAAGATTACCAAGCGAACCAGTCTAATATTTTTAGTCAAATAAAAAACCCATTTCTTGCTTTTCCATTTTATCATCATCGTCTTCATTGTCGAAGTGTGATATAATATATTCATTATTAACATTTCCATCTTCGTCGGGATATATATCGTTAAATACATTATTAATATCTTCTTCTTCGTCTAATAGAACAACATCTGCATTTATTTCTTTTATTAAATCTTCATCAATTTTATTATAATAATCTCCCTTATTATTAAATAATTCTTTATTGTCATCTTCCATTAGATTGTGTTTAACACCTGCTTTTTTAAGGTCTCTTATAATTTGATTTTTTTCATTTTCGTTATTATTTAAAATATTTAATTTTTGTTGTTTATTTTCTTCACGCTTTTTATTTATAAAGTTAATATTTTCTTCCATAGTAGGGAATATAGCAATTTTAAGAATTTTTAAAACAGCATTATAAGTATTTTTAGTATGTGATTCAATAAAACCTGTGGGAATATCAATGATAGACTTTAATATACCGTTTGATATATTATCAGAACTAAAAGGCAAACATAATACACGACTTACAATATAAGCAATTATTCTATGAACGTCTATTATAATATCATCATTAACTACTTTATTCAAAATGTATATATCTTTCAATATTCTTTTAATATCATCTATAGACTTTTTGATTAACAAATCAATATTTTCTTCATTGTTTATATTACTGTTATAAAGTATTTTAGACACAGACAATAATATATTCTTATAATTAATTTTACCTATTACAAAGTATTTATGAAAGTCACTTGAAGAATTTGATGTTTTTATAAGAATATTAATATTATCTTTAATTAATATATCTATATTTTTAGAATTATTTTTTATTTTATCAATAATATCATTTGGTAATAATGTGTTTTTATCATACATTTCATCTAACCATTCTGAAACAATGTTTTCATCGTTTTTAACATTGTAAATATATTCTTCCGTTTTTATATATTCAATATTATTTTCATCAAAATTTTCTATAATTTCGGTTTCATCTTTTTTATTTATTATTGAACTAGAATCAGGCACATATCTTAAATTGCGAGGTTTATTTGTTTCTTTATTAATTGCAAAACGGTTTTTAATTGCTATCAAATCTTTTCTACCCGCTTTATCTATATCTCCATCAGCATCAAATGTATAGTCTATTTTTTTAAGACAACAACCTAATAAATATTTATGTATCTTTTTATAATTAACTCCCGGCATATATATTAAAGCATTTATATATTCACTCTCAATTTTATCAACATTCCCTTTTTTTTCTATAAGTTTGTTTTTTAAATTATCTCTTTCTTTAACTCCTCGTTCTACTTTCTTTTTTTCATTTTGTTTATCATGTTTATTCAACAATTCTATTATTTTATCTTTATAATTATCTTCAATATTTGATATTATATTATTTACAATATTTTTTGTATCTATATTATTTGAATTTGTGTCTTTGAAATAATCTATAACTATTTCTGATATATATGGTAATACGCCATTTTTAACATTTTTTTTACCATCCATACCATATAAAGGAGAACCATATGCGTACCATTTATATAGAAATGCATTATTTAAATAGTTTTCATTTATCAATATAGTGTCGTTTAATATTTTTTCTTGTATATTAATTATCCAAAATGTAACTGCCGTTACTAACATGCTATTTAAAGTATTTACCCAATCATCATTAACAGTTAATATAACATTTTTAATATCGTTAATCAAATCTTCATTAATATTAAATATATTCATTTGTTTAAGACCTTCTATAAGTGATTTACCATCATTTATATCAAACGGTTTAAAGTGTGTTAAAACATTTATATCAAATCCTGTAATATCTATTTCATTATCATCAAATGCTTTTTTGTATTTATCGTATTTTGTAGGAATACTTCTATGATATTTAAATAATTCACTTGATAATAAATCATAATCAATATCAATTACTGCTGACTTTTCAACTTTTTCCATCATATTAAGAATAATAGTTAAACATTCTATAAAACCTAGTTCATTTTTATAGTTAATATTTGTTAAATATTTATCAAAATTAGTTTTTTTATTACCATATATTTTGTCATCAATATCATTTACTATATTATCGATATCTTCAATATCCATTATATCATTCATATTTTGTATATCCAATACACCTTCATAATTTTCACGATCAGCACCATCTTTTATTTCTTTCGTTTCGCGATAAGAAATAATATATTCTTTACCATCTTTATCATAATCAAAAATATGTTCTCGCGAATATTTTAGACGATTCATCATAATAGACTTTTCATTAATTATATCGTTAGAGTTTGAATGTGTATGTAATATGTCATTTATAGTCTTTAATACTTCTTTATTATTAATATTTTTTATAGACATTTTAATTTTTTCTACTATTTCATTTGGATCAGATGTTTCTTTATGAATATTATATATAATATCATAAATATTAATATTATCAAGTTTTAGCAATTCTTTTGTGTTTATGTTATTTAATTTATCATTTAATATTAGTTCTTTTATTTTTTCCAAAAAGTCTATTGTTTTAACGTCATTATTTAAATTAATAAGTTTCATACCAGATTCTAATTTATCAAAAAATATTAATTTTTTATTTATAATGTCTGGTAATTTAATTTTATAAGGTTTTTTGATATCTACTCTTTCTTTTTCGTTCTTTGTTAATGATACCATATGTTCGCATAAATAATCAAAATCACTTTTTGTAATAAAGTCTAATGAATATCCAAATCTTTTAAAAATATTATGAATATAACTATAATCTAAAGCAAAACAATCTTTGAGATATTCAACTATATTCTTAATATCAGGTTTTACTTTTTTTATCAAATCATTTATATTTTTATAATTGTCCGAAGATACTAAATTAATATTTACACTATTTGTTAAATGTGATGTTATTTTAGAATATATATAATCATTAATAGTTGATGTAGGTATTTTATAATATGCAGCTATAATTGGTATATTTACATTATCCATAGGAAATACAGGGTAATATATAGGAAACTTGTTATCATAATTTTCTAATACAGCATTTATTTTGGAAGGTGGTTTAAATCTAATATTTTTTGACTCATCATTATATTTAATGGAAAAAAAATAGCGATTTTTTGCTTCATCGTGTCTAACCGTATTGAGTTTCATAAGTTTAGAAAACTTATTAGCATCGTCATATAGTTCTTGCTTTTCCATAAAATTATTATCTTTGATAGCATCAACCTTAAAAGCATAATTTGTATAATCTTCCGGTTTTCCATTAGTTTCATTTTTGTTTTGTATTATATCATATAGTAATTGTGTGACATTTTCCGATTTTTTATTATTACTAAATAATTCATTTAAATTTTCATATATTTCACTACGAGATAATGAAATAAACGATGGATTATCCTTTATTATTTCATCCAACGTAAGTATTTCAAGATATTCAATATCGTCCAATTCTTCATCTTCAATGTCAAAAATGATATTTTCTATTTCTATTGACATTATTTGGTATATGTATATCTCTTTAATAAAATAATATATAATATATTGAGAATATTATGACACATTATTTTCAATAGCAAACTTATTCCAGTTTGTCTTAATATTTATAATTTCTTCAATAATTTCATTACATATATCCCCTAAGAATATTTTAAATTCTCCTTCGTCTGTTATATTTTCAAGAGTTATACGAATAATCATTATAGACTTTAAAGGATGTGGGCAAATATATCCCGCAAAAGAACAATTTATACTTTTTTTAAATAATTTTTTTTCACGAACATATTTATTATGTAAATAAGATTGAATTATATTTCCGATTGTATCATCTTCATTTTCAATTATAAACTCGTATGTACTTGTAATATCTTGAAACTGTTGAACTTTTATTTTATCGGACTTTTCTGTATCAATTAATTCATGGCGAATATTAGATAATTTATTAACAATAATATCTAATGATTTTGGTATTAAATATTTAGGTCCAACATTAATATTAATATATTCAATATCAAATTTATATTTGTAAGGATCTCCGTATTTATCTTTATAATAACAACGCTCTTTATCATTTATATTTTCATACTTAGATGCTTCTTCGGGATTTTGTATATATGAAAAGTTAGATAATGATACAGGATTAAAAGATGCATTTTCGCGAGCTGTTCTTTTAACAATATTCGCGGTAAAATGAAGACTTTCGCCAGTTCTTAGACGAGTAATTAAAATATGGTCTTTTGAAACTTTATTTGGAGGAAATATACTCAATAATTCATCTTTTGTCAATTTATCTCCTTTCATATATGCAATAAAGTCTTTAGATGTAACATTTATAGTAGCATTTGTTTCATTTTTAACATTTAATTCCAAAACAAGAGAATTATCTTCATAAGATTCAATTTCTTCTTCTGTTAAACAAATAGGAACTAATCCTACACGATGAATAATAAACTCATTATGTAAAGCTCCAGTATTTGATATAACCTCTACTGTTGGTTCGTCATCGTCCAACTTTTCACCAATAGCTGCTGGAATTGGAATATCTGTTAAAATTATACGACGTATTCCATTTACAATAGCAAGGTCTATATTATGAATATCAAATGTGTGATTGTTTGAAGGATCTTTGGGGTCAAAAGAATAATTATAAAACATTCTATATTAATATATTAATATAATCTATCTTATATATCAATTTTTAATAAAAAAATAATTTTGTTTTTGTAGGTTAGGTTATATTATTCTATCGTTGCAGTTTCCGTTACTACGTCGACAGCTGCTGTTTCTGCCGCTTTTTCTACCGCTGCTTCTGCTGCTGCTTCTGCTTCTGCTCTTGCGATTGCAGCTTCTTCAGCAATACGAGATTCAGCACGTGATCTATCGGCAGCTTCTTGTTGTGATTTTGATGTATTAGATGTAAGTGCACTAACTTCTTCGCGTTTGCTTGATGTATTTTTTATATTATCAGTTTTATCAGAACTTGTTGTAAAAAAAGATATAATAAAACTAATAATCATAACAATAACAAATATTATCATAAACGTAAATGGCAAAATACTATTAAAAAATACAATTAGCCAACTCAAAAAATGACATTCACCGAATGTCAAACAAGTGAAATAATAAGCCATAAATATATTAAAAAATGTAATTATTATATATCCAAATAAAACACCCGCGATAAAATATGAGCCTTCATTGCTATAATAATATAAAGTATATATTAAAACTAAAGTAGTAATAATAATATTTATTATTAGATAAATCCATCCTTGTTGTGAAAAATAACTCATGCTTCTAATATTAATTATATAATAATATTTGTATTATGAAATCAAACTATTCATTATAGCAAAACACATAGATGTTCTCGAGTTCATTTCATTTACAGGATTAGAAGCAAAGAATTGAATAAGAGTTTTGATATTTTTGATATCATTGCATTGACATAAATAGTGATATACATTGCGTGAATTAATAATTCGTGATTTATATGTTGTAATTTGAAGATTTCTCAATTGTGCTAAATGATATTGGATAATTGGAGGAAATTGCTTATCCATCTCTTTATTCATTTTAAATCTTGTATATTTAGGGTAGTATAATGTTGTAAGAATATAATAACTATAAATAATATCTTTAATACTTGAAATAATTGTGTGAATTAAATATGTAGGGTCTATTTCTCTATTATTATTATCAAATGGCAATGATAATTGCGGATTATAATCATTAATATAATCTTTGATTGTATATTCATTTTTATTTTTCATATATACAGCCAGAATATTCATCCAAGTATTAGGATGACAAGGGTCGGTTTCCTCTCTGTGTTTTACATAATCTGTTGAAATTTTATATAATTGCTTAGATGTTTCTAATTGCTTTTTGATAATTAGTCCATAACTTTTTGGATTTGATGAAATATAAGTATGAGCTTCGTGAAGAAATTCAAATTGTTTTGGGTATTGTACACCAATATGCAACAAATTAGGGATTAATGATGAAATATCGTCCCATTCTTCAAGTGTTTGTCTATTTTTTGTGCTAATATGCAAAATTTCCATATAATTATCTCCAAGTTCTAATGTATAATCAATAATATGAATATTTTCATAATGTAAAATAATAAACTCATAAGCCATATCAATATCTAAATTAGAAACAAAGTTTTCTCTAATTTTTAAATAAAGTTCATTTTTTGTATTTGCTTCCAAATCTATATTTTCGATACCTGTGTTTTTATAAAGTTTCAATAAGATTTCATCAAACATATTACCATGTGACTTTGTTGGATGCGAGAACTTTGAACTATTAGCATCAGGACAACTTGATGTACCAAAATGCCATTCTCCTTTATAATTATAAATTGTAATAATTGTACCATCATATGCTTCAAAACATTTGTCTTCATTTTTGTAAAGTGTGTTGTTATAACTATCATAATCAATGCGAATAGGGATAGAATTTGCAAATGTAACTACAACATTATTGATATTATCATTAAAGTCTAATACTATACTTCTACATTGCTCATATAATTCTTTAAATTCATATTCTTTATTCATTTTATAATTACTGTGAAGAAGAACAATGTCATCGCGATTTTTGAATTTTTTCACTTTTATAGTAGGCCATAAATGATGTTTTTTAAGAATGTAAATTAATGATTGAGAATGTGTTTTATTTTCTTGAATATTATTATTATAATTTTCATAAGTTTCATAGATTAATTCATTGACATTTTTAGGGAAATTAGAAGTAGAAACTTGCGAATTCATAATTTAGCTGTTATTAGAATAATATATATAATATTTATTACTTTATATCAATTTTTATTTTTTTACTTTATTTTTTTAAATTTTATTTTTGCAATATTTATCAAAAGATGTTTGTCCGACCTCTTTTGAAGCATTTTCTGACGTTATTTTCTTTTTAACAATATCTTCTCTCATTTTAAGAAAATATTCAAAATTAGAATAATCAAACCCTTCTTCTCTTGTAACCATTTCGTATAACAAAGGATATCTTTCTTCAAAAAATGCAACCTTACCATTTATTATCTTATAATTATTTAAATTATCATTATGACTATTTTTTCCTTTATTTTCTACTAAATATAACATAATATCTTGAACAATATTTTTTATATCATCTGTTGTCATACCATCTTTTATAAAGTCTTCTGTATCATTATGTTTTGCACGTTTATTAGGAGGTTGCTGTGTATTTTTTTTACTCATAATATACTAAATAAAAATATTTAATTCCTTATATCTTAAATGAGTACATAATTTTATTTTTGTTTATTTTTGTAGATTTTATAATATTTACTAAATAAATAAAATTATGTACTCATTTAAAATGTTAAATCAATGATAACAACTGTGTTTTAATACATCAATATTTTTTTTATCTGACCAAAAGTCGCATTTACACCAGTCAATCATTGGTTTTTCTATTATATATGCTGTATCTTTTTCAGGAATTATATTATAATATTCTTCAATACAATCTGTACCATCAATATATCCTTTGTATGTATATTCGTTATCATCATTAATACAAACAAAATTATGTAAAAATGAAAGATGATCGAATATTGTAGGATTATAATAAGTAATACTTATTATAAATTCAAAAGAATCGTCGTATATAAATTTAACCTTTCCTAAATGCATAATATTACAAATATTACTATAATTTATATTATGACCGATATAAATTGTATTAGATGAAAATATTACATTATAATAGTCAAACTCTTCAGATTTTAATTTATTAGATTTTTCTTCGTCGTATTTTATAATATTCAAATCTTTAAGCTTATATTCTATTTCTTTCAAATAAAGTTCTAATAATATAATATTTAATTCAATAATATAATTATATTTAAGTATATAATCTTCATATCGTCTTGAAATACGATAATCGTTATCCCATTGTTTTAATATAGTTAAAAAACATTTGCTATCAATACTTCTTTTTAAATACATATTAATCGGTTCGATAGATTTATATAATTCACATAACATTTTTTTTATTATTCTATAATAGCAAAAGTCACTACTGTATTGATAATGAATACAGTTGTCATCTAAATATTTTTTATAATTACTTATCATAAACTTTACACGATTCATATTTAATATAACTAAATATTAGAGAGACATTTTTATATAACATATTAAAAATCCTCATTCTATATAGAATAATGAAAAAAGAATTAGGATATGCAGAGTTAAAATATGGTCCAAATGTTGGTGTTCCAGAACCTCCTAAAAATGCAGGTCTATATACTGGAGATGTATATTTCGATAAAAAACCTTGGGGAAATAATTATAAAAAACCTTCTGTATTCCCTGATGCTGTAGACTTTAGCGAACAATTTTACGCTAGTCATCATATACCATCATATAATAGACCTGGAAATAATACTGTTATAACGAGTAAATTTAAAAAATATAGTAATGAAAATAGTTATTCTAATATTGATGATAATTATAACTTCTATTGTCATATTAATAATAAAGCACTTGGGTGAGGTTTTTTAATTAAATCTTTATGCTTTCTTAAAAAATCACATATATATTTATAAGTTTCATCAACTTGTTCGAATGTAACTCCTCCTGTAATTAAAACACTACCACTTTCAAATAAAGCACCTGTAACTTTTTTACAATCACCAATACTTTTACCTGTTCCTTTACCATAACATTTTTTCGGACAAGAACATATTCCGTTTTTTTTTATATTACATTCATTCCAGAAATATTCTAATTTAACGCCTTGATAAATTCCAGGTTGGAATGAACACTTATTATTATATTCGTCGCCAATAAATAATTTATGGATCTCTCTTCTTTTTACCTCAAATCCTTTTGTAAGTTCAGGGTCAGAATAAACTTTAAAGTCTGTATTAATCATTCTAATCTTAAAGTTTTGATATTTTAAATCTAAAACATAATCATCTGTAATATTAAGAATAATATTTTTGTCAATATTATTATATGTATCTTTGATATTATTTATAATTGTATTAACAATTAATTCTGTATCTTCTACTTTCTTAATTCCCGTAAGTTGAATATTACCATTTTTGAAAATTTTTACATTAGGGATATATTTATCTCTAAATCTATAAATTACAGTTACTTGATTATCAAATCTATTTTTTTTCATTTTATCCTTTTTACTTTTTCTTCTTTTTTTAGGATACACGCCTTTAGATACATCTGTTCCGTCTTTCATAAACTGCGCCCAAACCAAAGAATTATCTATATCTGGTGTTTCTGATACTACAATATTATCAAACAATATTCCCAAGTTGATATTAATACCGAGACCTATATTAGCATTACAAGTAATTGTCGAAATTCTATATTCTGAAAAATAAATTTCTGCCATATTTTCTTATATATATAAATGTATAATCTTATATCATTTTTTATTAAAAAACGGATTTATATTTTTTGAAATATTATTATTTGCAAATTGTAATTTATCTTTTCCATTTTCATTTTTAATATGCATATTATCTGTTATGTTTTTTAAATAAGATGTATTAACAATTTCATAATTATAATTTGTTAATATCATAGGTGGTAAGTTTAATAAATGAGTTTTATCGTTTGTTAGATGACCACTTCTAAATTCTTCAATTGTCATTGGTCCATTAAAAATCTTTAATAAAAATCTTGATGGTGCAGGACGAACAGGGTGTGAAATTCCAAAATACTTACTTAACATTTGTATTAAACTATTAATTTCCCAAACCTTATAACTCCCACAGTGCGAAGAAAAATTATAAGCATTAGCACATTCCAAAGAACAAAAGTTTCCAAATAATATATATGTATCAGTTTTAACATTATATTTATAAGGCATTCCATATGTTCTATTATTTATTGGATGACAACACCAATAACAATTATTATAGGTATGTATAATATTTTCATTATATTCTTTATTTGATAAAGATCCATTATCGGTTGATTTATTATCTTCATTGATAATATTATCTTGAATATTATTATAAGTATTTGTTTCATTTAAATAAAAACAATTAGGTTCATATGGTTCTGGGTTTTCTAATATTTCATTATCTACAGTTTCATTCATTTTAGACATTTGAAAGTCAGATATATGTAATTGCAATATAACATCTTCATTATCAATAATAGATACATCTTTAACCATAGTATTCAATAAGTTTTTTTTCTTTACATTTATTGTTTTATCATCTATAACTTTTGCTTTTCTGGGCATATTATATATAAACTTTTAAATATAGTAACTACTATATTATTTATATCTATTTATTATCAAAAAAGTCTTTAAAATAACTAATACTATTTATTAATTCTCTATTCATTTTTACATTAGGTTCTTCAGTTTTTATTTTAAATTTTACATTTTCACTTTGTTTTATACATTTATCTTTTATTTCACTAATCTCTCTATTCAACGAATTAATAGTATCAATTAAATATTTAATAATATAACCTGCTAATAAAATTATAATTAACGTAAATAAATCCATTATTATTATTATACTTATTAAAAAAACAACATTATTTAATTAGACATATTTTAAACGTGCTTGTCCATTTATAACAGCTAATATATTAATCTCTTTTATAAATATACTAACGTCATATGTAACATTCTCAACATTATTTGTGTAAAGATTTATATTGTTAATCATATTCGTATATTCTATGTCATCTGCATAATCATTTAATTCTAATTGTAAAGATGTAGTTATTTTTGAATTATTATAAGAACCAGATGTATTAATTTTTTCTGGAAATAATGCAAAAGAATAACAATAAATACCTGTTCTCGGAATATTAGTATGATTATAATATGGTTGTATTTGATTATAATAATTAGCATCATAATCAACGCGATCTGTCTGATTAATCCATTTTATCTTTGCTTTTTTAAGAATACCCATGCTTTCATTATATATATGCGATGCTGTATAGTTTGTATAATTATTAAAATTAGTAATAATATCACTACGTCTAATAGTCCATATATATTCTTTTACGTGATTATTAGCATTAGTTATATTATATTTACCATATCCACCATCACCCATAGCAAGTTTAACAGTATCTATAACATAATTTATAGTATTATTATTCATCAATATTCTACTTCGTTCAATTGTATCTAAAAACACATATGTTAAATGTAATTTATTATTTACGTCAAAAGGGCTTGACACAGGATCATTTTTAATGAAATTATAAATACTTATTTTATTTGAGGTATTCATTCTATTATACAATTTACTGCTAACATATGTATTTAATTTATCAGACCACACTGTATATAAACTTTCAATAGCATTTAAATTAGTTTCAACAACAAGTTTAATTTCATTATTTGCAAGTTTTAATAATGGTAAAGCGAGTGATGGATTTCTTGTAAACCAAAAATGTAAAGGAACTTGTATCTCTCTCTCTTTTATACTTGGTATAGTATCAGTTAAAACGTTTTTTGATGGATAATTTAAAGTAATAATTTTATTACTAATAATTGTAATTTTTGGATTTGTCGTACTAGGTTTTGTATATTCGTCAATATTTCCAATTAATTTATTATAAGATATACCATCTTTATTTGTCAATTCATTCCATATATTCATCCATTCACCATATATTGTTTCTATTGTTTGGCCGGCTATTACAATATATGCTCTATGTATATAATTAAATCCTAAATTATTAACCCATCTAAATTTTAATTCATTACTTGAATATATAGCAGGGATTTTAAAACTTAAGCACATATTGCTTAATAAATCACCATGTCTTTTTATTTCATATGTCATACTTGCATTTCTCAATAATCCAATATTACCATTATTTACAGGCGTAATTTCGTGATTTTCCATAGAAAAATTGGTATGTTTTTTATAAACATATTTATAATAATTAATGCTTGCATTTGTTAATATAAATTCGTCCATTTCATGTCCTGTTATGACTAATTGCATTAATCCGCCACCCATTTTATTATATTAATACTATAATAATATTTTAATATTATCTTATATATTTTTACTTTTAATGAATGCCGAAATAGCATTAAATGTTCTATGACCATTATAACTTTCTATAAGTTCGTCATCTTTTACAAGTATTATAGATGGAAATCCGGTTATATTAAATTTTTCTATTCTATCCATTTTTTCAAGACGATTATATTTTTTTAATGTAACATTTTCCCAGTTTTCAGCTTCTAGTTTTTCCCATATTTTTGATTTATTAAAGTCAATACAGTGTCCACACCCATCCATATAATAATATTCTAAAGTATAACTTTTATCGCTCTGAAAGTTTTCAGATATTTTATTATAATTAAATAACCCTAATATAATAATTGTAATAATAACTATACTTGTCATAATTACCAATGTTTCATTCATATACCCGTTTTTTTTCATAATATACCCTAAAATATTATCAGATAATAAAATCACAATTATGTTTAACAATTTCCTTATAATCTATTAATAATGAATCTTTATTACATCCTTTTGTAAATGCAAGTAAATTATAAAATATAATATCCTTATAATTAGAATTATTATTTACATCTTTTATAAAACTTATGAATATATCTTCGTTAATAATGAAAATCCTTTTGTCAATTAAATCATAATTAATATATTCGTACTTGTCTATAATATAAACACTGTAATCTTTATTTTTTAAGTAATCAACATATAAATCAATATTTTTATTGCATATTATTATTGTTCTATAAATAGAATCTGTGCTATAAATTGTTTCAAGATTATATAGAAGTTCTTTACACATTGATATTTCGGTAATAATATTCATTAATATATTATATTATATTATATTTTTTTTGCTTTATGTATATATTATAGATTATACATATAAGATTATTCATATAAAGTATAATATAATGACAGAACAAATTGTTAAAATTAATTTTTCAAAATTTCAAGATAAATATAATAAAATATCTTGTATTCCACATGACATCCTTTTAAAAGCATCTCAATTGAAAGAAAAATATACTTGCTTTAGTTCATTTTATGATCCAAAAATGATATTGGCAAAAAAAGTATATAATAAAAAGGAAAAAGACGGAGAATACAATAATAAGAAAAGATTTCACATAATTATACCTAATTTTACAAACAATTCTATAGTAAAAAGAAATCTAATTGGTCATCTAAATAAATTAACTTTAAAAAATAAAGATATTATTTATGAAAAAATAAAAAATATAGTTTTCGAAAACAATAATGAAGATTTTTTTACTTTAATATGGGGATATATTAAGATAAATGATGATAAGCTATATGTTGATATATTGTTTTTCTTTGAAAAAAAATTTTATGACGAAATGATAGAAAAATTATGGAAAGATTATAATGATAATGAAAATTGGAAACCTCCTCAATATATATATGATAATAATTTACTATTACTAGATGACGAATATGAATTATATTGTAATTATATAAAATGGAAGAAATGTACTCATAATATAAATAAAATATGGACTATTGTAAAAAAAGACGAAATACCCGAATTAATGAACAGAATATACGAATATATGTATAAAATAATAAAAGAAGGTGTCGTTCATAAATATATTATAGACATATTTATGGAACAAATATATAAATTTTTACAAATTGAAAAGTCTGAAGAAATAATAAATAAAATAAAAAGTCTGGACAATGCAAAATATAGTACAACAACAAAATTTATAATCTATAATATTGTAGATTTATAAATATAAATAATTTCTATATAATAGTATAGAGTAAGAATAAGTAATTATGAAAGGTTCGGAAAACAACTTGTCATTTTACAGTAGTGTGATTATTCAAATGATCTTTGCAATATTATTAATTATAATTTACGCATATTTATATAAACTTGAAAATATAGGTTGTGAATGCGCGGAACACCCGAATAAAAATTTTATTAAGAATTTTACTTTAGTCGCGTTAGCGTATTTCTTAATTACTTCATTCGTTTCGGTATCAAGTATTGCTAAAAACATGGGTCCAGCTATCGTACAACTATTAGCAATGGGTACATTTGTATTTTTCCTAATATTTGTAGTATATATATATTATGCTTTTGATTATGTGAGATTTTTGACAAACGAAAAATGCAAATGTTCGGAAGATATGAGTAGAGATGTAATAGCAATTGGAACAATGGTATCATTATTCCTATTCCTTACATTATTATTTACTATTATTATTGTACCTATTTTAATAAGTACATTATCTACACTTTTAGGTAAAATAGAGATGTTCGAAGAAGAAGTAGAAAATACCGTAAGAAATCCTATGCAAACTATTCGTAAAACTCCAGGACTTATTTCAAAATCCGTAAATGACATTGGCTCATTTGTTAGTAAATCAGCTCAAAAAATAAGTAATGTACGCTCAAAATCTAAAAGATAAACATAATTTACCCCCCCTTTTTTTTATAATAATTATATTTCTAATGTGCGTGTATTTTTACGAGGTCGTCCTCTCGAAGATTGTCGTAAAATTTTAATATCAGCCGTATCTTCTAAAATTGAAGTTATTTCTTCGTCGCTAACCGAAAGTGTTTCGATATTATCATCATTATCTTCAACAGAAATTTTACTATGCATGTTTCTTATAATATTATCAATATCTTCGTCTGATTTATTATTCACATTAGTGTTTTGCATTTGTCTTGGCATTATATCCGACGCCGTGGAACTACCATTTAACGTACCAAAAATATTACTTACCATATTAAATAAACCCATACTATCTGAATTACTATTATTTTGTTTCATTGGTGGTTCTATATTATTATTATTACCCATCATATATTGTTTGGCTGCTGCATTTTGGAATTGTTTCATTAATTCAGGATCTGATTTGAGTACATTTTCAACATCAGGCATAGGTTGTTCTTTAAACATGCGACTTGTCAAATGAAACATAAAAGCACTACCGGATAAAGAAATAAACAACCGAAGTTCCGGAGCCATCTTTTTACCCGTTGATTTATATTTTGAATGCAATTCTTCAAAAATATCATCATAATCATTTATATTTTCATTAACTTGTTCTGACCATCCGTCTAATTTTATTGTAAAAGGGTCATATCTACTATTCATATATTCAGTTCCTGATATAAACGCCATGAGCATTTTTTGCTGAAATCTTACGCTCCCATCTAATTCTTTTTCTCGAATTATACGATTATATTCAGACTTCATTTCATCAAAGTCAGAGTTCATATTAAACTTAAAAGGAACTTTAAAACCTTTTGATTCTAATCTGTCTAATTGGTATATTATTTCTTTTTTTTCATTTATTTCGTTTTTAATTATTTCTTTCGGGCTCATATTTCGCTTTTTAATTATTTTACTTTCTTCGCTATCATTATATGATTTAACACTTTCATCTTGCTCTTCACTTTCATTACTATTAAAACTTCCAGCATTACTCTCATTTCCTTTACTTGAAACACTTCCTTTACTACTTTTGCTACTTTTACTACTTTTACTGCTATTACTACTCGATTGACTACTTGTATCATCGTCTTTAGATTTTTTGTTATTATATCCAGGTCTTGATTTATGTTTCATATTTTTCATATATTTTTCTCTATCTCCTTTTCCGGAAACAGAACTAGCACGAGACGATGATCTTGATGACATAGACATAACATCGGAGCTTATTTTACTTTTGTTAAATAAAACATCATCGTCTATAAAATTATTTTGAGATACTCTATTTTGCTTACTTGGAATTTCAAAATTAAAAGAATTTGTATTGAAACTCTTTTTATTTAACTCAATAAGTTCATCATTTTTATTATTTAGATTTGATATACCAGACATATTATATATTTAATTGGCTATCAATTGTTTATATATTATAATAATTTTAATATATACATAAAAACGCATATATATTATTGGAAAAAAATGATTTAATTATTATATAATACATTATATTTATCTAATGATTCGTCTTTTATATTTGTTCTGATGTATGCTACTGCTTGAAGACACGCATCGCTCAAATCGTCTTTTTTTTTATTTTCAGCAAAAATACTAGACAATATTTCATTATCCTTAATATAATTAGTGCATATATCAATGCTTAGTTTTTTATTAATTTTATATTTATCTTTTCTAAAACCTTTCGAGTTTTTAGAACATTCTATAGAGTTTTGTATTTCTGGTTTATAATTGTGAGTTTTAGTCTTCAGCGACGCATTTACAAGTATTACATTCTTTATGTCTTTATCCCAATATTTTATTAAACTAAAATAACAATAAATTATATGTTGTATAGTTTTCATAATTCCATTTAAATTAGATGGTTGATTTTCTATTAAAACATAATCTATAATTTCTATACCTCTTAATTTTAAATCACCTATAATATTATCCATTTCAATATATATACGCTCGGATATATCATCTATCCCTTTAATTTCTTTTTTACTCTCTGCTAATGCTATTATTCGCCAATCTATTATTGTTATAACATCAGTTTTTTTTAATACACATAATGCTAAATTTTTTACTCCAATATCAAAACTTACATAAATCATTATTATAAAGATATTACTATAGATCATTATATCTTTATACTTTTTTGCATTATACCCAAAGTATTTTTATTATATTCTTGTATATTATTATTTTTTATATGTGTTACCAAATCTTTCCAAAATGTATCATTTCTAAATTTATAATTATATTTGTTAATTTTTTTATATTTTTTATATAACCATTTATGTATCTTATCTTGAACTTCACTTTTTTTACTACGAATACTATGTATTTTTTTTGACGATATCAGTGCTGAAATAAAAGTTTTTAATCCTTCATCTTCAAGATATTCGTCAGGAATATTATCCCATAGATTATTAAATTTTATATAATTATATGTCGGACATATTAATAAATTTTCATTATAATCTACGAATGTGTGATTATTATCTATTATAAGAAGTTTTTTAGAAATATCATAAGTTTTTGGCATTTTCATTGATTTTAAAATTAATGGTAATATTTTTGTAACTGACTTTTTTAAATTTCCATATTGATCTGTTATACAATTATTTCTTGTAAATATTGGTCTGTTAAATTTAATATTATTTTGTTTCTCTATAATACTAATTTCTTTATATGCCCAAAACTTTTCTGAAGCAGTATATATATAGAAAAAACAATTAGGGTATATTTTTTTAATTGCAAGTATAAACTTTGAAAAAAATGGTCTTATCAAAAGAGATTCGCTATTATAACTTTCAAATAATTTTTTATCACACAATGTTTTATTTTTTAAAAGACTTTGTGAAGTATTTTTTTTTATTATTTCTTGTATATTATATATATCACATTGATATCTGCAATCTCCAATTATTGTACCGTCTAAATCTAAAATAAATACATATGGTTCTACATTATTATTCATTAAATTATAACTACTATAATATATTTACATTATTTAATATCTTCATATTCTAATCTTTTTTCATATTCTTTTTTTAAAATATTTCTTCGTTTATCTATAAATTTTGACATACTTTCATACCCCGCATATATCATATTTTCTATCTGACTATTTGTTAAAATCATTTTAATACCCATTTTATCAAGTTTAAAGTTTAAAGTTTTTTGATTTGTTATAATGGGTGGCATATAATAATATTCTATTTCAGAAGAATTTATTTGTTTTAATAAAACTTGTTGTGTCCTTAAAATATCAAAAATATTAAATAGTTGTTTAAAAATAAAAAAAATATTTATTTTCTTATTTTTCATAAGATCTTCTTCATTCTTTTTATTATCTGAATATAAAATCATCCCCAAAATATTTTCTTTAGGAACTCCTGAAAATATTTTGATAGGAAAGTTATTTGTTAATGCTCCATCATAATAATATTCGTCTTCAATTTTAATAGGTTTAAATAATAAGGGAACAGACATCGATGCTTCACATGCTCTATAAACAGACATGTCCGGGGTATTATCTATTGAAAAAATACGATTTTCACACCTATTTATATTTGTAGTTGAAATATATAAGTTTATACCAAATCTTTTTGAAACCTCTTTGAATGTTATATCATTTCCCAAATCTGGATATTTTACTTTAATTATTTTTATTAAATGACCCATAAAAAGTTCTATAGAAAAAAATCCATATTCTGTTATAAAACGAATATAGTTTTTTATTGGAATAAAACATAAAATATTATCATCTTTCATATCGTATAATATTTGTTCCATTTCTTCAATTGTTAATTTAAAAGCTATCATTAAACCTATAAAAGAACCTATTGAATTGGCAGATATATGAGTTATATTTTTATGTAATTTTTCCAAATATAAAAATCTTAATCCTCCTATAAACATTACTCCACGCATTCCACCACCAGACAATACTAAATGTGTTATTTTAATATCTGACATTTTTATAGGTATAAATATATATTTTATTCTTTTTTTGTTTATATGTTAGAATTATATTCTTGTATATCTACACTATAATATAACAACGCTTCTTTAGCCGCATTATTTTCAGCTTCTTTCTTATTTCCACCTGTTGATGTTGAAATAATAGTCCCATTTCTATCTTTGACACAATATGTAAATATACGTGCGTTATCTCTTGATGTAACATTTATTTCTTTAAATTGAGGTGAATCTTGAAGATAATTGTGCATATGAGATACTAACATATCTTTGTAATTATTTTTAATTCTAATCAATTCGCAAAAGTCTATATAATTTTCTATAATATATATTAACCAACTTTCAACTATAAAATATCCTGCACCTGTTGTTGGTGATAATTTAATATTATTTGGAAGTGATACACAATCAGTTTCTGTTTGAAAGTCCAGAAATAGAGCTCCTATAAATGCTTCAAAAATATCTTCCATAATTTTATAATTTTTACGACCACCAGATTCTTCTACTTGCTTTGAAATTATAGCAAATATAGGAAATCCAATTTTATCAGATAAATATCCTAGCATTTTACCATTAACGATTTTAGTTCTTATTTTTGACAAAAAACCTTCATTCTGATCGGGAAATCTACAATATAGATAATTCGCAACAATCATCCCTAATAAAGAATCACCTAAAAACTCCAATCTTTCATATGACATATCCTGCAAAGGCAAACAAGTATTTGGACGATTTACATTGCTTTTATTAAAGTCTGTATTTTTCATAGTACAATATGATTTATGAACGAATGCTACGCGGTATAAATTTATATTTTTAAATTTAATATCTGATAATCCATTATCATTAAATAACTTTGTTAAATCATCACTCGAAAGCAATATATTTTTATCATTATAAGGTTGATTTTCAATATATACATCTTTTGTTTTATTGTGAATATTTTCTATGCGTTTCATATTATATATTAAAAAATACTATTAGATATTCTATCATTTTTTATCTTTATACATAAAGAATTATATATAAATATTAATAGTATATTTCTTTTAAATAGAATACCCTAATTTATGAGTTCTATTGACGCTCAAGTTATTGAACCTACAGTTCAAATTGATTCCGTTGCTATAGGATTACAGAAAGATTCAGACACAAAGAATGCTATCAATCTTTCAATTTTAGATATGACCGAAGACGAATATCTTTTTATTGGAGAAAAGACACATACAGCGGAACCATCGCATACAATATACAATTTTATAGTTAATAAACGAGGTATAACGATTGATGCATCAAGAGATACAACTAATAACTTAGCAACTAATACATCATTATATACTGGAAATAATATTGTCTGCGATGGTGCTATTATAGCAAAGTCTTTACATTTAGAAAATATAACAATTTCTTCAGATGATCCTGTTACAGCAACTATGGTTAGTAATATAATAAACATATCGTCGGTATTAGCAAATTCTCAACCATTTAAATCTGGATTTGTTACAAAAGATATACCAGACATTTCTAATGAAATTTTTGAAAATGTTGAAAATGTTTATAGTACTAAATATCTTACTCTCGGTGTAAAGGATAGTACTTATAAAAATACACATCCTTTAAATATTGTATCATATGCAAATAATAATTTTGATAGTATGCAAATTGCTATAAGAAATGAAGTAAATATTGATGATGGACCATCAACGATGAATATTGGTATTATTGGTGGAAATACTAAATCACCCGCAATAATATCTACTTCTATCGGAATGCCTTTAGAATTTCATGTTAGTCAATCGTCAAATGTTATAAATAATTTATATGGTGATGTAAGTTTGCCAGTTTATGATATCGAAATAGGCAATTTACCTGCTATGACAATTGATGAAAATCGCAATGTTGGGATAGGTATAAATAAGAACAGTGAAATAATTTTTAATAGATATAATAATACATCTGGTAATATTATATCTATTAATCAAGAAACCGAAAAGCCACGATTGGAAGTAATAGGTATTTCAAAATTTGACGAAATAGTATCTAAAGACTTTATGACAGATACATATAAAAACATAGATGATATATATATCCGCAAAGATGGATTTGGATCATTAAATGCAAGTCAAATCGGAGATGGTAATTTTCAAGGAAAAAAATACATTTTTAATAGTAATATTGAAATTAAACACTCATTGACAACAAGTAATATTACTGTATCTTATGATGCTATAATAGAAGATTGTCTAACCTCTACAAAATTAATAATTAAAGAAGAATCTTTATTTAGGGGAGAAGCAACATTTAATACTAATGTTATTTTTAATGGAACTGATACAGTTAATATAAAAAATCTTAATGTGGAAAACTTTTATATAGATGATGTCCTTGTTTCTATGACAAATATAAATGAAGTATCTGGTTCAACTGTAAATAATGATTTTGGTATGATACTTACTAATAATAATGTAAGTTTTCCAAAAAAAATAGGAATAGGCTTTGACAATACAGATGGATTTAATGGAATGTTTAATATTATAAAAAACGATTTATTATTTAATGATATTTTTGATATATTTATGAAAAGTACAATTGAAGCTATAGATTATGAAACTAATATAGGTAGATTACATCGTCTTGATTATACCGACAATAGTCTTATAATAAATACTAATAAAGTCCAAGGTAAAAAAAATAATATATATTTTTATCCATCTTTTGATATATCTCAACTTACAGACAACGCAAACTTTCCTAATTTAAAAAATACACCACCAACATTATCTATTAATGAAAGTAAAGTCGCAATAAACAAGTTAATACCAGATGAAGGTTATGCACTAGATGTTAATGGTGACGTTAAAGCTTCACATTATTATTTAAATATAAATAATGATAATGTTCGTACAAATAATTTTATATATGAAGAACAAAAAAATTATTTCAATTTAATTGATGTATCAACAAACAAGTTTTGTGTTAATTACAATAGTGTTAATTCTATATCTACAGGAATGAAAGGTTTTAATGTTAAAGAAGGTTTAAATGCAGATTTATATTATCAAAATGATAAACTTATAGAAACATTAAAAATTGCTAAAAATAACACTGATACTTTTTATACACAAAAAAAAATAGCAATTGGATGGACTAATGAAAATATTGTAGCGCCATTACAAGTAAGAAATATAACAACAGAAGATAATAATTATTCAGTTGTTAGAATATATAGAGGTGTTAGAGGTGGAGGTGCAAATAATAATGCTGATTATAGCGGTATAGATATTTGTGAGTTTGATAGAAGTTTGGATAATGAAAGAAATAACGAAAAATGGTTTATATATAAAAATCATATGCACAATAATGTTAATAATAATGATATTCCGGTTATAGGACCTTTGCAAATTGGTTATACAGATAAAACATTTAAACCAACCTCTTATGGTATGTCTTTTTATTATAATACAGTTGATTCTAATTATCACATAGATGTTAATAATCCAAATGTTGATGTTATCTCACAACATACTTCGGCAATGTCTATATATGGAGATTTAGAAGTACACGGAAATATTAAGATTATAGATGCGAATGGTGATGACTTTAATTTTAAATTAAATACTATATCTAATTTGGCAAATGTTATTAATAATGCAACAACATATTCTACAACACAACAAAGTTCTTCTGGCGGTAATTCAGAAAATAATATAATAGCTTTGAATTTTAGTTTATTAACCCCAGATACAAGCATTATTATTCACCCAATAACAAGTGATAATATGTCAATTCCTCTCATTGTTAAACAAGTAGATAATGATTTTTCTGTAGCAAAATTTATTACATATGAAATACCAAATGAAGAACAAACCTCGTCATCGATTGAACTTGGTATATACCATGTTAATAATAGTGTTTTTGAAGACAATATAGATAAACTAACTAATACGAGTAATATGGTTGAACTTAAAATTATGAAAAATGATAATAATGCATCTAAATTTAATATGAGTTTTTATGATATTAAGACAAACTCATATAATGAATTCATTAATTTTAAAAGTAACAATGACGATAATGGTAGTATTATCAATACACAGGCACATTTTGGATTAGGGAATAACATAAATAATAGTAATGTTGGCTTACATATCGATAGTGATGATAAATATGGATTGCAGATTACAAATAATAACAAACCTGCATCAATCAATCTTGTAAATACTGGCGGAGATACTAATATTATACATACAATATATGGAGGTAATCATGAAAATAATTATAAATTTTCTATAAACGCATCCAGTGGAAGTTTATATAACGAGTCATTGTCTGAAAGTAATGTTTTTACAATTGATGCTTTTGATAGTCAAGGTAATAATAGAAATGGATCAAGATTTGGATTTAACGACACAAATCCAACAGAATCATTTGTGATAAAAAGTGAATACAATACTGCATCATTATCTGTTTATAACAGATATACAAGTGAATATTTATCTGACAGCATTGTTTCTATAAATCTTGAAAATATTGTAATTACACAACCAGAAACTACTTGGATTAATCTAGATTATAAATATGTATCGGATTATAATTATCAAATAAATGTTACAAATAATTTTGATAATTTTTTAAATATAATAACAACCGAAGATAAAAACGATCCGGACTTTATATTTAAAACAAAAATTACAAGTACTAAACAATTAGTTTATGAAACCAATTACACTAATATACCAATTACTTATTATTCAAGCAATATATCCATTGATTATATTGATTATAACTATAATTCATATCTTGATAACTATGATACAATAATAAATGAAGATTCTATAAGTATAAATCAAATATTTAATTCTGGTGATAATTACAATATTAAAATATTTCCAGAATTATCTTATGATATAAATACAATAATATCTGAAAATTTGTCTGAATCTACACATTCTATAAATTTTGATACTATAAAAGTTTTAATTCTACAAAGAACACTAGAAGACAGTTCTATTGAAAATTATTCTATTAATTACGATTTTAATTTTTCATATTTAAATAAATATTTAATACAAGATAATCTAACATGTAATATTACAATTTTACCAGGTTTAATTATAGATAATATTGTTGAAAATAATAGTAACATTATCACTATTAACAATATCATATATACTGATATATATAAATATGAAGAAATTGAACCATTGGTTTTTGTAGATAATGGTAGTATTTATAGCATTGATAATATAAATACAAATACAATTAAACTCGAAGATAGCGAAGATAATACTAACATATACATGAATACTAATACTCACAATATAATAAGATATAATTCTAATATATCAATAACAGATAATTTTTCAATAAGTCGTCAAAATGTAATAACATTTGAAACTAATAATGAATTGCCTAACAATTTTATAAATGCAAATTATGATAATGAATTAGAAATATTAGAAGTTCTTATCCCAATAGTAGATACAAATAATCCGAATATATACAATATAAATATTTCAACTTCAAATTATTCAATCGATACTACTATCAACAATATAGATAGAAATATGAAATTATTAAAAATAGAATATAATTCACAACAAGATACTATAAAAAATATAGTTAGTAATTTTGATATTTATGGTAATTCATTTACAAATAATATAGCTTTAGAAGAATATTATAATTTTTTTGACATTAGTGAAACAAGAGAATTTATAATTCAAATTCAAAATTACAATGTTCAAAAAATTAAACCACATATTACTTTATTGAATAAAAAAGATTATATTAGTGACGATATCAATGGTTATGAAATATATGCTTACGATGGTATTTTTGAATTAAAATATATAGATAATTCAAAAAGTATTAATTCAACAAATTTAAAAATAGATAATTTGGGTGATATGTTTATAAAAGGTATTATAAATGCTGAAAGTGATATTATAATTACAGGTAAATTATACGATAAAGATGGTAATGATTTAGTTGAAATATTAAATCAAGGTTTATATAATAATTACTTCGTTACTTCAAGTAATGTACTTTTTAATAACACAGGTGAAAAAGGTGTAGAAATAAGCTCAAAATCATCACTTAATTTTGATAATTACAATTTATTATATGTAAATGATAAAATTGATGGCGAAGATATAAAAGATGTTATGGTGTTACATAAAAATAATTTAAATACACCAAAGTATAAAATTGATTTGTATGGTGACATTGATACATCCAATGGTATATTGCGTGTAGAAGGTAGAGATGTTATGAATGATACTTCAAATTATATTTCAAGAACTTCTAATGTAATTTCAACAACATTAAATACTAAAATATCAAATACTTCTAATTATATTTATTTAACATCAAATATATTATACGATAATTCGAGCAATTTAGATTATGATACTTCTAATTATATATTACGAACATCTAATGTAATTTCAACAACCTTAAATACTAAAATAAACGATAGTTCTAATTATATTTTGCAAACATCCAATATCATTTCTAACACTATTAATAATATAAATGCCGATTATGTAGAAAACGGAGATAATAATAGGTTTATTGTAAATGACACATATGATAGAGATATAAATGTTACTGGAAAAATAACAGCTCGCGACTTAGAAATTACAGGGGAAAGTACAATTTTTAGAACAGATGTTTATGTCACAGAACAATTGGAGGTATTAAATACAGATGTTAATACTGCATTTATTCTTAAACAAGATAATTTGTTGGGAGATATTATAAATATTTCAAATAGTACTGATGAAGTATTTACTATAATAAATAATGGCAATATTGGTATTGGAACAACTGACCCGTCAAGTATATTATCAATATACGGGGATAATAGTATATTAAAAATACAGGATGGTAGATCAACTAACAATACATATACCGCAATAGAACTTATCAATGGTAATAATAATAATATTGAAAAAAATGGAGAATGTGGTTGGAGAATATCAAACACTAACAATAAATATAAATTAGAAAGTGGAAATAATGATATAATAACTGAACGTTTTGTAATAAATGGCTTGACTGGAAATATAGGCGTAAATATTAACGAACCTAATCATGAATTAGATGTTAATGGTGGTGTTAATGCTACATCTTATAATATTAACGGAATACCATTTGTTCTCGAGTTTTCACAAGGAATGACAATTCAAACAAAACATAATACTTATACTTCGACTAATTCAAAAACTGGAAATAGCAATGATTGGGAGCCTATTAATAACGATATTTTAAATGGTTTTGTTATTAATATTAAACCATGTCATATTTCATCTAAAATACTTGTATCTATAGTTTGTCATATTGGTATGGATTATGAATATGATTCGAGATGGTGGGGATTACAATTATATAGAAAAATTGGAACAGGAAACTGGGTAAAACTAACAGGTGCAAATGGTAATGATAGTGATATAGAAGGTTCTGAGTGTTGGATATCTCATAATTTAGGTGCCGAATCAAGCGCATATTCCCATTTTATTGCAAATGTAACAGGTTCTTATGAAGATATGCCATATACAACAGACGAGGTTTATTATACAGCATATTGGAAGTCAAAACTAAATGATAATATAGGTCATTTATATCTAAATAAATCTGCTACGCAATACGAAGAATACTATCCAAAACCATCTTCAAGTTGGACGGCAACAGAAATATGGAATAATGGAACACCTTTTACACCAATAAATGCTACAATTGCAATAGCACATGATAAAGTAGGTATGGGAAAAACACCTTTACCCGATAGTTCATATAAATTAGATGTTGTTGGGACTATTAACTGCACGAGTATAACACAAACAAGTGATATACGATATAAAAAGAATATAGAAAAAATAGATTCTGTGATTGACCTTGTTAATAGAATAAACCCTGTATCTTATTTATTATTAGATCAAAATGAATTAACCGATAAAAAAAATTATGGTTTTATAGCCCAAGAAATTGAAACTATATTTCCAAATGTTGTTAATCGTCCATCAAACAATAATGATAATTATTCTATAGATTATTCTTCGATTATTCCACTATTAACAAAGTCAATACAAGAATTAACAGAAAAAATAAATAATCAACAAAAAGAGATTAATGAACTTAAAACTAAATTTCATTAATAGCGCATTTTTTTTATTTAATATTAATATTAATTATATAGATAGAAGAACCTATATATTTAATCAATGGATATATTAAATATAGGTTATGGTATAACAAATCCTAGAACACTTTTACATTTAGTTCAAAGTAATGTTACATTAACTCTTCAAGACGATAGAGAATCGGGCGATGGAACAGTTAATATAGACTTCAAACAAGGTAATAATGAAATTTTTGGAGACAATGCAAAATGCGATTGGACGATTTCTAATTCTAATTCTTTATTTTGCATTAAGCGTGCATCAAATAGCATAACAAGCAATGTTATTATATTTAATGATGATGGTAATGTTGATATTTCTAAAGATATTTCAATCGGCGGGTATTTCATGAAAAATAATAGAAATGTTATATTAGATACTTCTAATTACATATTGGATACTTCTAATGTATTTTCAATAAACTTAAATGATGATATTCTTAGCACCAATACTAATACTTCAAATTATATTGCAGATACTTCTAATTTTATTTCTACAAACTTAAATGATGATATTATTAGCACTAATAGTA